GAGGATGCCTATGTGAAGTTCTGTGAGACCGTCTCTAATGCAAAGGGATTGACAGAACGCAAACGTTCTTTCTTCTCTACATATGGGTACGACAATGTACCACAGTATTTGAATCTTGAGACAAATGTTCTCACGAAGAAAGAGAACTACGACAGATTCGAACTAGACTCAATCATCGCATGGTGGCGTAAGAAGGCATCATCGCGATATGAGAATCTCAAGAATGACGGTAGACTGCGTACTAAATTAGAGACATGGAATACCAATGCAGACGAGATTGATATCATTCGATGATACTAAAACGACACAAATATAGAAAAGAAGGCGACGAATGGGTTGTCTTCAAGACTTGGATATTAGAGTACGACACATATGAATATACACCAGATAACGTCGAGCTCGTATCTAATATGATTCGTGAGAAACTATCACCCAAGTTTCTTTCGACTCCATATAAAGAAGATAACAAGACCAATCCTTTGTTCGGTCATTGTTATCATTCCACACAGGCCTTGTATTACTTTATGAATTGTGATATACTAGAGTCCTATAGTGGTAAAGATTCCTTTGGAATTACTCACTGGTGGCTTCAGGACGGTTCTGAAATCATCGATGTAACAGCGGCACAGTACGATATAATCCCTTGTGATCCGCCTTACGAAGTGGGAAAACGTACCAAATGGTACGGATGGCGCCATAGACCTCACAAGAGATCTATGGATTTAATGAAGCTAGTCCAACCGTCGGCTAGACTGTATTGTGTTGAACCGAGCGACAACACACTTTTAATGTAGTACTATATACAAGTACTGATCTCTAAAGGACAGTTACTTTTAAATTAAACCTATGTCTAAAACAAGGAATGATATTATGTCAAACAAAACAGTAGTAAACCTTAAATCTTCACGCGGCTTTGATGGCACATTGAAGACAAAAAGTCAAAAGAAATCTAAGTATATCATCGATCTGAAGAAAACTACCTTCACTCAAGAACATGTCGAGATATACAAAGCCTTATACGAAACTCTCTGGTCTGAATCTGAACCAAAACACTTTGGTGATGAGGTACACCCAGCTATCCAGTTCTCGCACTTCGAACTGAAACCCATAAAATCGACCGTTTCTCAGGACCACCGCAAAGGTGGCCGTGTCAAAGATCCAAAGAACGTGTGGCGTTCTATCGATAAGGGTTTCAAGTTGACAGAACTTCCCGGCTCAGAACTACGTATCGGTACGACCGATACTCAGCTGACTGGCGATACACGTAAAGAGTACTTCGCTTTGCACGGCCATGAAAACTATATTGCTGCCATTTACGTACCCGTAGAAGGCGCAACTGAGTGGGAAATTAAGGATGCTATTTCTTACATGGGACAAACCCTACAGGAAGAACCTGCGTCTAACCCAAACTCAATGGAAGACGTGAAAGATGCATTGTCTGTACAGGCGAGGATCTTTACCGAATCTAATGGCAAGGCAGGTGTTAACCCGAATATCATTGAAGAACTCATCAATCGAGTCGAACAGATTGGTTCAAGGTTTACTGAAGGTAAGCGACACGACATCGCGTACTCCGTTTACAACCAGTTTAACCCTTCTACACCAGTTGCATCATGGTCTTCAAACCCGAAGGCACAATACCGCATTAAGTCATATATGTCTCAGTATAAGTTGACTAACACAGATAAGATAATCTACATCTGTGCAGCTGCTTCGACTATCTCGAAGGTATTCACTACTGCTTTACGTAAAGCAGCATCTAACCAAAACGCAGAGATTCGTATTATTCTGCATACAAGTACACTCACTGGTACTGACCCATTAACATCTTTTGAATCTGTCGCATCTAAGAACATTGAGAAGTTCAATACGTTCATGGCAGACGCAAACAATGTATTGAATGGTGATGGTAACTCACGTATTAAGATCTATGGAGTTTTACCAGCTGTTGGTGGTGCACATTCTTTCGACGAACCAGTACTGTATGATCCACTCACAGAAACACTGTTTCAACGTAAACACGATTATTTCTTCGATATGTCTACACAAGACGAAGATGATGAAGAATAATCAATTAATCAAAAAATCAAGAGGGCTTCGGTCCTCTTTTTTTATGCCAAAAAAAAAGGGACTCCGAAGAGTCCCAATTAGTACCGATTTATTATCTTTCTTATGTGAGGATGTTGTCCACACGGAATACACGGTAGTACTGGTTAGTGCGAGCAGTTGCAAGACCGTCAGCAGGTGAAGTACCCACAAATGGGTTTGACGCCATACCGTATCGAGTCTTAAACCCAATGCGAGGCTGGAAGTCGGCTTCTCCGACCGCACGTACCATCTGTAGAGGTACGTATGGGCAGTAGAATACACCAGCATCGTAAGGGTTAGTACCCTTATAACCAACAGTAACATAGTCACCAGTTGCATATGGATCGATGTACACACGTGTACGACCGTTCAATACACCAGCGAATGTGTTACCAGTGTCATCAACTTCCAAGTTAGTTGCAAGTGATGGAGTGTAATCAAGCATACCAGCAGCAACAAGAGCAGTAGCAACATCTGAAGAACAGATGACTACGTTACCCTTACCACGACGAGTTTCTTTCGCGATTACGTTTGCTTCACGTTCGATCTGTACCAACAGACCCTTGAACTTCTCAACAGACCAACGACCGTCAGCGTCTGAAGAAAGATCAAAGATACCCTTAGTAGTGACGTTAGCTTGACGTGCACCGATCTTTGCCTGTGAGTTAATAGTACGAACTACTTCGCGGTTGATTTCCGCAAGTACTTCTGTAGACAGAATGTTTGCCAACTCTGTCTCCGCGTCAAGACCGTGGATTGCCTTCAGGTCTTGTGCGAGTTCGAGAGTGTACTCTGCCTTCAACGCACGTGACTTAGCAGTTACAGTCGCCTTCTCGATGGTGAATCCCATCTCTGCGAATGACTCACCTGTGTTACCAAGTGCTTCAGCTTCTGTTGTAGTGTATGCGTCACCAGTTGTAGGTGCAAGTGCTGCGCCTGAGTCAACGATAGAACCTGAAGAGTCCAGATCCAAAGTACCACGTGCGCCTTCCAAACCTGAAGGACCAGTTGTACCGTTGCCAGTAGTAGTTGAGTCACCTGAGTAGTTTACAGGCGCTTCGTTGAACAATGCTTCTTGCTCATCGATAACACCAGCTTTTGAAGTCTTGAAACGTGACTTCATTGCGAAGATAAGACCAGTAGGACCAGACATTGGCTGAACACCACAGATGTCGTATGCCATGAGGTTAGGCATTGCACGACGTACAAGTGCGATCAGTACGGGGTTCCAGTTATCAGCTGCACCACCAGATGCAACAGTACCAGCACCAGCAGAGTTAGCCGCAGTCTCAGTGAGACCACGCATCTGAGCTTCTTCACGGAATGCAATTTCTTGGTTCTCAAGAACTGCAGCAGTTACAGCACGACGGTGCGAATCTTTGATAGCACCTGCGCTTTCTTCGTTGAGAATGGGAGACCACTTCTCAACTAATTGATCGTAAGATTGCATTAGAAATCTCCTTACTTATTGGTTTTTTGGATTGCAGTTAGGTACTGTGACATTACAGAACTTACTTCTGTTGTTTCGTCAGCAGACCAATCTTCTGATACTTCTTCTGTTTGTGCAGGCACTTCTGACTTGAAGTATGACTCTTTCACAGTCTTAACTTTCTCTGCGAATGTGTCTTGATCTTCAAAGTCTAGACCTGAAACTAAAGAAGCGAGTTTTTCTACCTGAGTGTCAGCGAGATCACGTGACGCTTCGCGGATAACCGCTTCACGTTGGAATGACTCGATCTTCTCAGACATTTCGAGAACTTCTGCTGTACGGCTGTTGAGAGACTCTTCGAGTTCTTCAACTTGGTCAGCAAGTTCGTCAACTAAGTCGACCTTGGACTCAGGAACCTCTACGTAAGACTCTTCGAACAAATCACGCAACTTGGTCATAAACCCTTCTGCGATTTCTGTGCGTAGACCCTGTTCTACAGCAAGTTGGTTCTCTTTCATCCAATTTTCAACTACATAGTTCAGGTATGAATCAATCTTCTCTACGAGGTCAGAACGAGTTGCGTCCAATTCCTCTTCGAGTCGAGTTTGATACTCATCTTCTAAACGCTCAACTTCTTCTGAGAGCTTAGACTTAATTGCAGTCTCAAAAATAATTGCGGTTTTCGCTTTGAACTCATCTGACAAAGTAGCTTCGGATTCAACAAGATCATCTAGTTCGTCAGTGTAAGAAAATTCTGGCAACTCAACTGCTTCGCCATCTTCTTCTACTTCTGCACTTTCCATGTATGAATCGTACATCTTAGCCATTTCTGCCTTAGACATACCGTTCATCTTGGTGAACATTGCATTGATCATTGCTGCCTTAGTCTTAGGACGGCCAGCAGGCTCATCCTTACCTTTCATATCGCCTCTTCGAGCAGGAGCTTGTGATGTAGCATCACCCGCTTTATCTACTGAAGCGACAGACTGCTCTTCATCTCCAACCGGCATTTTCTGAGCACTAGCTTCCTCAATTTCTGGAAGCTCAACATTTTGGTCATCAGACATATGTTTTACTCCTTAAAGTTAGATTTTAACAACGAGAGGAAATTCTTGTACTCGCGAATCTGCGTCTCATAGAGATGCGTTTTCGGAGCGGATTTAATTTCAGTCTCCATTTCTTCAATGACTTGAGCCTCAATAATACCGTTGTTCCAGACCCATTCTACACCTTCCATGACGCCGTTTACAAACGCGCCAGGTGCAGAGGGATCTTGTACAATATCGACTGTATTGAGAATGAAATCGTCACGTACATACATTGTACCGTTTCGCTGCTCAAGACTACCCATACCACGAGTTGACACGCCTAGTTGAACACCACCCTCTAGAAGACCTTTCACAATCTTACCCATCGGAGTATCCAATATTTGTGCCTTTCCTACCACATCATTGCCTTCAAACTTGAGGTCAGTGATGAGGTGTGAAACCTTGTCAAGATTTACTGTAGGCCCTTCAGGATGATTTAATTCACCCACTGCACGTTTCTGTGCGACCTGTTCCTTGACGTATTTACCGACCGCCTTTTCCATTACTGCTTTTGGATAGACACGACCGTTTCTATTCTTTTGTTCTGCTTGTGCAAATACACCTTCAATGACGTAATTCTTTTCGCCATCTTCTTTTTTCTCTACGATGCACTGAACATCGTTTTGTGTGTATTCAGATATTAATTTCATTAGAATTCCTTAGCGAATGCGATACCCGCTTTCTCCGCTTCTTTTTGTGTTTTGAAGGTGTCTAGTTTATCACCATCAATGAACACATCAAACTTGCCTTTATTCTTGTGTACCATCACAGTGTGACGATTCACTTTTTTGTCGAAGACATGTTCGCCTGGCGGCATCTTAGCACGTTTTTCGCGAATGTCTTGGAACTTTTTCATATGAAACCTTTTCTTTTGTTGCAGTTTTATTTATAAAAAAAAGTTTTTAGACCGGTGCAACTAGATCATCTTCATCATCAAAATCGATTTCGTCATCGACTTCAATTTCGTCTTCTAGTTCTTCTACGTCTAACTCGACCTCTTCTTCTTCATCATCTAGTTCGTCATTGTACAAAGAAGAGGCAATTTTAATCTTTGCCTGATCCATTGCATTTTGAAGACGATCATTAATCATATCACCAAATTGTCTTTCTGCATTAACAAAATCCTGTCCTTCAACAGAATTTAAGAAATCCGCGATAGGATTTGGTGCCTCAATCGGCTCCGCTTCAAGTTCGTCAATTACTATTTCATCATTGTTGTCCGTCATTATCATCTCCTTCCGGCTCAGGTTTCACTTCCGATTCTGGTTCCTTCGGGTTTTCCGTTTCACCCGATGCAACCTCACCTCCAATTTCCTTTTCAATATTTTCGATATCTTCGTCAGAGAATCGCATAATATTACGCATTGCCCACTCTTTCGATATGAACTCACCTACGAATCCAGACATCTCGTTTAGAAGACCTGCACGTTCACGATAGATCTCCATCTCCTTGAGTTCTGTAAAGTAGTTATCCCGCACATAATCTACGTAGATATCATCTTTCCACGACTCCCAATCTTGTTCTGTAATGATACCTTTCAAGATCAGTTGCTTGCGTAAAATACCCAAGAACATCATAGAGAATCGACGACGCAGTTTGTCAATAAACTTTTGGAACTTAACTTCGTCACGAGAGATCTCAGTAGACCGACCCAAAGAGAACTGCGCCTCTTGTTCCAAACGGTTTACTGGGACATTGAGTGATCGATACAATCTCTTTTGAAAATAAATGATGTCATCGATCTGTCCCAGATTGTCGCCGCCTGGCAGTGTTGAGATCTCAGTACCTCGACCACCTTCTTTACGAGGTAACCAGAAGTCTTCCAACATGGACATATGTTTACGGTCATCTTTGATCTGACCGGTAGACGCATCATAGACAAGTTTGTTGCGATACTTTGCCATGATGTCTTTCATGTATTCGTTTGCCTTACCACGTGGCATGTTACCTACGTCGATGTAGAATATACGACGTTCGGGTGCACGTGCAAGACGATAAATTACAAGACTGTCTTCCATCATACGCAACTGGTTGATGGGTTTGAGTGCCTTGTGTAGATGCGACAGAACTTTCTTTCTACCTTCGTCTAGTACACCAGACGTTATGTAACTGATCGCATCTGTAGAAATTCTTACCGAAGCATTTGACTGTCCGGGCTTTTCTTCGAAGATATAAAATTCATCGACATTGTCAACAATCTTAACATTAGTCTTCGGATCTTTCTTATACTTTAATTGTTTTACTTTTCGGATTCTCGCAGAATCAATATGACGTATTTCTTGAATACCTGCCTTTAGATTAGATTCGTTAACGAGAAGATGATGAACACAACGTCCATCCACATACCACGATCTGAAAATATCATGTCCCAGATCATTGAAATTTAACATAGAAACAACTCGATCAAACTCTAATCGAATAGATTCTTTAATTTTATCTGGTGCGTCAATATCATCTACTGTGATTTTTACAGAAGAAGATTGTTCAGATGCAGAAATAGCTTCATTGACAATCTCTTCAATTGCCATATCAACTTCGGGGTGTTGTGATACACCACGGTAACGCATAATCAATTGTTGATTATCTTTTGCTTGGTCTCCATCCATATTGATGTATTGACCATAGTAACCCGCAGCGCTGGTCACATAACCCGCACCGTCCGGATCTGTTGGAGCCACTGGAGATTGAAGTTTCTGAGTACCGGATGGTTTTGCACCAGCTCTCTTAATTTCAAATCCAAATAACTTTAATACGCTGCCGTTTTCTTCTGCCATACCTATTCCTAAAATAAAATAAAAGGGAGACCAGAGTCTCCCCTATATTTAGAGACTATTAAGTTGTCGTATTCGACTCCCAGTATTGGTAAGCGAATGTAACATCAAACGTCTCTATCTCACCACGAGTATCATAACTCAACGCGATTGGACCGACAGTTTCGGGGAATGCACCACGAATGTCGACTCGTTTGATTACTGACTCATCTCGATCAAGTTGTTCAACAAAGAGGTCCGTTTGATAATCAACAGGGTTCACCAAACCAGTGTTTGATGAGTGACCATTGATACCATTTGACCAACGCTCCATCGCGTCACGGATTGCAAAATCTGTGTCGTTCAGGATTGTTACTGTCCAAGGTTCAAACGTTCTCTCTGAAGCCATCTTGAGTTCACGTCCACGGAAGTTAACAACAAAGTTGCCAACCTGTGACTGTGGTAACTGAGCAGTTTTGCAGAGAAAAGAAGTCAGTTCCGCATCACCACCCGCATATGCTGGGAAGTTGATCGTGCAACGGAACAGATTGGCTCTTGCGCCACCACCACGGAGTTTTGACTTAAAGTCATCTACGCCTAAAATTGCCATTGTCTATCTCCTTAAACTGTGCCTACGACTTCTTCAAAGTCCACACCAGTTCGAACACCTACGAAGTTAAGAGTTACGTAGTTGATTGAACGTGCGGGTTTGATGAAGACCGACGCAACAAATGAGTTCGTATCGATGATATTGGCAGTATTGTTTGTTTCATCACAAACAACCTTAAAGTCTGTAATACCACGACGCCCCTGTACTTCACGCAAGAATGGTTCGATGATGTTCACGAATTCTGCACGAGTAAACTCATCGTTGAATTCGAACAATACATTCTGCGCTGCACCTTTGATTGCTCTCTCGATAACCAAGAACAAACGTCGAACATTAATTCGGTCGAATGCTGAAGGTTTGCGAATAAACGTCTTATCTCCGTACAAGACAATCCCTTGGCCTGGCAAGTTAACAATTGGGTTAACGCCCGCTTTGTACAATGTATCCCGTTGTGACTTAGTTGGGTTGTACGCAAGAGCGGTTACACCAAGATAGTTACCTCGACGTGTTCCCGCAGGCGAGAACCAAGGAGCAGAATTATTATCTGTCAGTGCCATGAGACCCGCAGTCGATGACGCAGCGGGGATAAACTGATACTTGTCGTTGTACTTATCGTACACTTTCAAGTAGTTGTTATCAACTGTCAAGTATGACGAAGATGTAAAGTTCGTTACTGCTGTAGTAATGTTAGAGTTAACAGTTGTAGGGTTATTGACATTCACAACCGCAGCACGGTTGGGAGAAGCAACTACCATACAATCTTTACGAGAAATCGCAGTAGCGACCAAATCGTTTACAACAGTTTGTTGGTTTGATGAAGAGTTCATTCCAGGCGCGATCAAGAAGTCGACCTGAACTGTGTTTTCATCTTCGAACTCATCAAAACCTGCAAGATATTCTGTTGTTGTCAATGACGCAGAGTTTACACCACCACTAAACGAATTAGCGAGAGGCGATGAAGATTGGTCTGCACCATTAGTTGCGTTAGTGAAACTTGCAGCCGTTGTTGCCGCACCAAATAATTGCGTTGGGTGGTTTGCACCCCAGACATAAGTTGATCGGTCATCAAGAACATCTAAGATGTAATTGTTAGAACCATCTTCAGTCTTTGCATCGGTTGCAAGAGAAACGTTTGCAAATGTTTCGAGAACAGTATTGGGAGTTCCAGAGAAAACACCGTCTTCGTCGATAACTGCTACGTGAACTTCGTCAAGTGCAAGAGCACTATCCGCAGACCGTGCTGATACCCATGAAGATGTACCGGGCTTCGCATCGAAACTAGATGAATATGCCCAGTTATCCCATGCAGAATCTTTCGATCCACACACGTCAATCTTGAGTGAGTTACCAGCGGAACCTGACCACTTAGCAATGAAGTTACCAGAAGCGCCTGACTTTGTCGCATCCCAATCGTCTCTATTCTCAATCAAGTCAACCGAAGAACCACTGTCTACTGCGTTTTTCGCAGCAGAAGTCGCACCACGGACAACAAAGAGATTGCTTGAATACTTGAGGAACTGAGTTGCAGAAAGAAAGTCGATTGCTGAACTGTCGTTATTGTATGAGGGATCTCCGAAATTTTCTACCAATTCTGTTTCAGTACCTACTAGAATTGGTGTATTTACTGGACCCCAAGCGAAATCACCCACAAATGCACCAGTCGAAGAAGTTACGCCTGGCACAATACCTGACAGATCCACTTCTTTTATAGCGACATTTGGGGATTCAGACTTTAGTAGAGCCATAATCGTATCCTTTTTATTCGTTGTGTTATGATAAGTGACATAATGCGATATTATTCGTCAATATCATTATTTATATATTACAACGTTTCAACGTTCCACGGTATTGACCAGCTAGGGTCTTTCATCGCATCCTGCATTTCTATCTGGTTTATCGCATCGTCACCATTATCAATAAATCCAAACGGAACCATATCCGCTTCTATTTCTTGCATTTGTTGTTCAAACATCATCTGTTTAATATTAACATCGGTCATATCACTGAAAACTTGTGTTGATATAAAGAAACCAAACATGACCAAGTTCATCATGAGATCGTCGTGGTTACCATCACTCGCCTCGTAAGACTGACCCCTAGAGACAAACGTAGATATCTCTAGTATTGTATTTTCATCTACCACTTCTAGTTTGTTCTCTTCAAGTAGATCCTTGATACCGGAACACCCTAAACGTTTTACTCGACGATTCATAGTGATACCAATTGCGTTTGCTTTGACCGCAGACTCAAGGTGTACGTTCTCATATTCCAAGTCGTGATACAGCCCGTTGCACACCACTTGTCCAGCATCATTAGATTCTACCACCACATAAGCTTCGTTGTACGCTTTCGCAATTTTATAAATAATATTCGGGAAGAGTATTGGAGAGATACGATTGTTCTGATACACTGCAACCTGTTTAAATGGTCTCGCAGTTACATCGATTACCGAAAAGGTACTATAGTCCAACCCTCGACCCTTCGCTACATCGACGGTCATTATGTAATCGTGTTTGGGTTGCGTTTCTTCGTATATCCTAAACGAACCACCCTCCATAGTTTTCTTCGGTGGTTTTGCACGGAAGTTTAACAAGGTCTCTGCATTGATCAGAGTGTCACCGGTACCAAAGAATGTGTTACCGAATTCCTGATCAAACTGCAACTGACTCGTGTTCGAGATGGTTTGTTTCTTCCACTCTTCGTCACGGCCTGGCACATCGTACCAGTTTACCGTAAACGCTTTATATTCATTTGTTTGTTGTACCGCTCCCTCCCAGATTTTATGGAACGTATTTCCAATACCATTCGCGGTAGAAGTAATAATAACTTTCGTATCTTTACCCGCTGAGATAACGGGATAAGTCGAAGTATAGAACTCAGCTGCTCGCTCAACAAAAGCAAACTCGTCCAGAAAAAGCAAGTTAACAGACATACCCCGTATAGAAGAACCACTAGTGGCAGCAGCAACAATGCGACTATTATTACTAAACTCAATAGAACCTTTGTTAAGTGCTCGACAGCCAGGTTGTAGAAAAAAGGGTAGATTCTCAAGTGCCAAGGTAACTCGTTGGAGCATTTCACGCGCCGTAGCCCCCTTGTTAGCGAGGACAGCGATAGTCTTTTCGGGATGAAATATAGCGTACCATAGAAGATAAACAACGGACGAAATACTCTTACCACTCTGTC